TCCGAAGCAGATGTTAAGCAATACATTCGACACATTGCTGATCGTAGACTACTACAACTTGGTATGAAACCTAAGTTTGGTGTAAAGGACAATCCATTACCGTGGTTGGACTGGGTACTGAATGGCGCGTCACACGATAACTTCTTTGAGAAACGAGTCACTGAATACTCTGTAAATGGTATGGAAGGTGACTGGGGATGGGCAGAAGAAGTCTGTGCAATTGGCGACAAAGGATGTGCCGCATGATCTTATACGAAATAGAATGTCCTGTATGCGACATTAAAACTACCGTAGCAGTACACTACGAAGAAGACCGTCCTGCGTGTTGTCCTATGTGTGGACAAGATGACATCGACGCAGATTCCAGTGATGCAGATATTATATATAATGCATGACATGGAAATTATTTAACGAAGTATACAACCCCGATGAAGACGTACTCAAAGAGTACGTTGGATTCGTGTATCTGATTACCGAACTAGATACGAACAAGAAATATGTGGGCAAGAAGTTCTTCTGGTCTACTCGAAAATTACCCCCTCTTAAAGGTGCCAAGCGAAAGCGAACAGTCGTTAAACAATCTGATTGGCAGGACTACTACGGTTCGTCCGAACACCTGAAGGAAGCAGTAGAACAAAAAGGTGTCGAAGCATACCACCGAGAGATCCTACATCTCTGCAAGACCAAAGGCGAATGCTCCTACCTAGAAGCAAAGGAACAGTTTGATCGTGATGTACTATTACGAGATGACTACTACAACGCATTCATTGGTTGTAAGATCCACGCCAAACATCTCCCCAAGTCTCTCCAACCTTTCATAGAGAGACCACCTAGTAGTACTTGGAAACGAGAACTTTTTCCTTAATGTTACCCTAACATTATAAATAGATTAAACCCAATACGAAAGTATAACCTCAATGCCTATAATTCTTATCGCTATGTTATTAGTTATTTTATCAAGTGGGTGTACTACTAACACATACAGTACTTGGTCAGAGAGCGAACAGAACAAATACAAATACTTTCTAAGTTTGCAAGCATTGGACTCGTTGCAAACTTATAAAGGATTAAAGTGTACCAGTGATAAGACTCTTACCGAGTGTCTAGAGGAACAAAATCCTCTGTATGGGAAGAATCCCTCCCTCGAAAGAATTGTAGGGATTAAACTATTGTCGAATCTGTTAATATATGCCGCACTTACTAACGAATCAGACTTAATGTCTCGTAATAATACCCTTAATATTATGAATACTGGGATTACGTTAGTAGTGATTAATAACCAGATCGTAATTAATAGGGCGTTTTAATGACCAAATAGTCTAAAGGAGTCACCGGAAAGACTTGCTTTAATTACAATAGTATAGTATAATAGGTACTTAATTAATTGAGAAAGAAATAAAATATGAGTCTATACGAACTATCCGATACCAACTTTGATAACTACCAAAACTACATTCTAGACAATGCTGATCAATCTGAGGTCACCATCTGTAATGGAGATACACTCTTGGAGGCGGCAGAAGATTCGTACCTCCTAGAAGAGTTCCTTCAATCCTCCTCGTTTGTGACCGAATAGTTTGAATGAGTCACCGGAAAGACTTGCTTTAATTACAATACTAGGGTATAATACTTGTATTGAATTGATTGAGAGAAATAAATTATGAAGAACTTACCTACTGTCTGCGGTTACTTAGGAGCGATCCTAATGGCAATCTTTGCCTTTCACATGAACCCTGTCATTGCTATCGTAGGTCTGTGTCTGTTGTCTGTTCAAAGTTTCAATGCTCGACTGTGGAACCTAGTAGCACTAAACTTTGTTAGTGTCTGTGGATTCATTACTCAACTGATCTAAGGAAATATATTATGATGAAAGCAAAAGATTTATACGGTGCCAAGTTAAAGGCAATCGAGTTCTTCAAAGTCCCTAAGAGCAAGACTAACCTCATTGCATTGGTACCGGGATACGAAGACGATGAAACCAAACTGGTAGGGTGGTTCGCATTCTACAACCAACGGAAAGTCGCAATTATGAGGGAGTACTTAGTATGAGAGCATTACTTGGAGCGTTTTTAATTATGGGTGCCGTTGGTAGTCAAGACTATGCAATCGAAGCAGGAGAGGTTGCTCCGTCTTTGTGGTTGACTGTTGGGTACTGTGTTGCAGGTTTCACCTTAGTGTATTATGGACTAAGAAAGCATATGGATATAGCAAAATAGTCTAACTAAACAGTTGACTTCTTGTTATGAATATGAGATAATACTTGTACAGATTGAGAAAGACCTTTGTTAATTATTGAGAGAGAGAAAAGATTATGGCGTATATTAGTCAAGAAGAAAAGAAAGAATTTGCTCCTGCGATCAAAGCAGTCCTAAAGAAGTATGGCATGAAAGGTACCCTTGGTATCCGTCACCACAGCACTCTTGTTTGTCGCATCACTAAAGGTGATCTAGATATCATCGGTTGCAACAACAAGTCTACTATGCAAAGCACTCGCTTCTACGACAACAATGTCTATGACCTTCGTGGTAAGATGGAGCGTCTTAAAGAGCAGTACATTGACGTTAACCCACACTGGATCGAAGAGAACTATCGTAGTGATACTCGTGTTATTTCTTTCCTCAAAGAACTCAAGACCGCAATGGAAGGGCCACGTTACTTCAACGAAGATGATAGCATGACTGATTACTTCCACCGTAGTCACTACACTGATATCATGGTTGGTTCTTGGTGCAAACCTTACGAGTGTACTAACGAACAGTATGACATTCAAGATGACCTTGATATGCTTCAGGGACGCATTGATGACCTAGAGCGTGAAGATAAGATGGTTGCATAACCCTCTCGACCAGTCCGAATATTGCTATGAATTGCTATGAGACTGGATATTTCCCCCCTTAATCGGGGGGTTTTTTTAACACTTAATACATTTATAAGTAGGTGTACAAACTCTTAAAACCCTATATACTATTAGAAACAGGAATTATTTAATGGCACATTACCGAACTTACGAGGTCTTCGAAGTCTTTGACCTCTTCACCAAAACAACTAATAACGCAGAACGTGTTGCGTTGTTACAAAAACACGACACTCCTGCCTTGCGAGATGTCCTGCGCGGAACCTTCGATGATCGACTTGTGTGGATCTTGCCTGAAGGAACGCCTCCCTATACCCCGAATCGTCCAGAGTCATCTCCGCAAAGTCTCCATAAAGCACATAAAGAATTTGGATACTATGTCAAAGGTGGTTATGGTAATAACATGAACTCCATGAAGAGAGAATCCATGTTTATGCGTATGCTCGAAAGTGTACACCCTTCCGATGCAAATATAATTTTGTCTATGGTCGCTAAGAAAAGACCAGTGAAATACCTCAACAAGAAACTAACTCAGGAGACTTTCCCTAACTTAATACCGTAGAACCTTAATCCACTTAACCGTAATAGAAAGAGAGGTGTTGATGTCGAAGAACCAAATAGATCGATTGAAGAAGGACAACAAAGAACTAGGTCATTACATTGCTAAACTTCATAAGAAGGGCAAAACAGACTTAGCATATAAGATGTCCAAGAAGCAAGACTTTTTAAATCAAACTATTGCAGATACTCTGCAAATGACTCAATAGGAAGGTGATCCATATCTCTTCACTCCCCCTCACAAGGGGAGTGTCGTATGGACAGTTAGGACAAATATTATGCCATTATATGACTTTAGAAACATAGATACCGATGAGATTACCGAAGCAGTAGTATCCATTGCAAACTATGATCAATACCTCATCGATAACCCCCATCTAGTAAGGACGTTCACCAAGGCACCTAGTCTGGTGTCAGGTAGTAAGTCTGCTCTGAGTATGGCGGGATCGGGACACCGTGAACTACTACAACGAATCAAAGACGGTTCGGGAGAAGGGAATACTATTAAGACATGAAACCAAAACTCGCGCATAAACCTAAGTTGCTACGCATAGATGATCTGCTTACCGTAGATCCAATGACAACAGGACAGGAAGAAGTATTCAAAGGATACAAGTCTGGAGATCACATTGTGATGTCTGGTAGTGCAGGAACAGGTAAGACGTTCACTGCTCTTTATCTGGCACTCGAAGAAGTGTTGGATAGAGGTAATCAATATTCACAGGTTGTTGTGTGTAGGTCAATCGTACCTACAAGAGAGATCGGATTCCTTCCGGGAACATTGGAAGAGAAGATGGATGCGTACACGGCACCCTACAAAACAATTTGTGCTGAGTTGTTTGATGACAGCGAAGCATACTCGAAACTTGCAGAGAATGGAAGTATAGAGTTTATTAGTACATCTCACATCCGTGGTACCACTATCAATGATGCGGTAATCGTGGTAGATGAAATGCAGAACTTGACATTCCATGAGTTAGATAGTATAATAACTCGTGTAGGTCAGAACTGTAAGATCATATTCTGTGGAGACTACTATCAGTCTGACTTCGTTAAAGACGGAGACAAGAAGGGTATCATCCGTTTCATGGACATTCTTGAGATGATGAAAGGTTTCACAGTAGTTGAATTTACTTGGAAAGATATTGTACGTTCGGACTTCGTGCGAGACTATATAATGACTAAGGAAATGATTGGAGATAAAGACGATGCTCGTAGACCAAATGGAGAAAGGTTTAAAGCAGTTGATTCTTCTCCGTACCAACATAACAGAGGAATACCGGAGTTACTCAAGGGGTAAATATGCCAACTAAATTTAAAGAGAGCAGTGTGATTCGTGCGAAGGGATCTGGTAAGAAATCAGTTCAGCACTTCTATATGAAGGACACACCGACTCAAGTATTAGAAGAAGCACTTGAACGTGCAATACCTAAGATGAAGCAGAAGATCAACAATGAGTTGGTCAAGCGGAGTAATGCGTAATGCAATACCCTGCCTAC